CTATATACGCCCGGTCTTGGCGCTGTAGGCCGGGCAATAGACGGCAGTCGCACTTTTGACGAGCCAGGTCGCGTTGTAGCTCGGATTCCGAACGCCCCACATGTTCAGGGCTCCCACTACGGCGCCACTGACGGTAGGAGAGTCTTTGCCCTGAACGAACATGTCACAGACCATATGACCGGTTGCGATCAGTTCGCCTCGGTCGTAGTCGCTGACGTCAAAACCTGTACTGCTCAGGTACGAGAGACCATCGAGAAACCGCGTATCCGCGTCGGTGGCCGAAGCGGGGGCTGCGGGGCCCGCTACGAGCGCCCCCGCCGCAGCAAGACTCCCGAGCAAGATGGCGGCGAGCCTGAAGGTTGTCATTGGATTGCGTTCCGATCGTGAAGTGTTGTTGCGGGCCAACCCCATTGGAGCCGCTAGGTGCTTGCTATCCAAGATTGCCGCCCGGGGGCGCTACCCACGAACCATCGGAACAAAGAAGCGGTCGACCGTCTGGTGCTTGCGCAAGCGAGCCATATCCCGTGGGGCAGTATGAGACCTCAGGAGTACAACAGCGCGAACCGATGGTTCGGACCCCGGCTAGTGTCGCGGACCTGGACCATTTGCCACTCTTCCCTCCGTCGAACGACACACAAGCCAAGAACAAGCCGTTCGGGTCGAATCCGAATGTATAGCGAGTCCAGTTATTGCAGGACTGTGTTTCTACGCCATCCTGCATACCGGGAACGATCTGGCACTGCGGATTATCCGCGTGGCAAGCAGCGGGAGCCGCATTTGCAAGTGCGGCGCCGCCGAGCGCGGCACAAGTCGTCGATAGAGCTAGCCCGACTGCCCCTGCACCGACCATCAAGCCGCGCACGACCACTACCATTCCGCCGCCGGGTCAGCCAGCTCAAGTGGCTTTTGATGAATCTGAATGCGCATTTACTCCCCCGAGGATCTTGATTCGTGTGGTGTGCACCGAAATGCGACGCAGTCCAGCCGCCGTCACGCCACGTGCGAGTTGACGCTATGCGAAAGGAGGATAATAGCAATCCGGTGTTTCCCTATCTCGCGTTCGCTAAGTCCTGACGCCGCGGATTGAGGCGGTCAGTTACCCACCCACCACTGCTGAAGCGGCGAGTTCCCTGATGAGTATCCGGCTTGGGGAGCTGCTTCATCGGTGTCGGCCGTTTTTTGCCCGGAGAACAAGGGCGAGGTCATCGGGACGGCGGCAACTGTGGACTCACCCTGGTGCGGCCGGTGTTGATGCTGACGGCTGTGGTTCCACAGACGAGTGACAGCTTCCTCGCGTAGGGCGCGACGGAGATGTGACAAAGATAGGGAAACACCTGATTCCTTCGCGACTGCAGGCTCGTAGCGTGGCTAAGAGTGCGCAGGGGGCGCACCAGCTTGTCGATGTTGGTGGGAGCAGGCCCGCGCGGATGCCGCGTCGTGATCCGGCGCTAGGGGGTAATAAGCGTGGAACTGATTATTCTCGTGTGGTTGGCCTGCGCCGGTGTTGGAGCCGCGATCACGAACGCCAAGGGCCGCGGGGTGTTTGAGGGGCTGCTTCTTGGCGGTTTGCTCGGAATCCTTGGCCTGATCATCGCCGCCTGCTTATCCCAACGGGGACCTATGCAGGGCGTTCCAGCCGGGATGGTGGCGACCCGCTGTTATCGATGCAATGCCGTTCAAAATGTGCCGGCTAACCAGGCACAGTTCGAATGCTGGCAGTGCAAAATTGCCAACTCGACTCCCGGTTACGTTGCGCCGCCGAAGGCGCTGGAGCCGCGGAAGGTGCGTTGTTTCGATTGCGGCGAGGTACAGAATGTACCGGGCAATCCCGGAGTCGTTCCCTGCCGAAAGTGTGGAGCTCGCATGAAGCTTCGCCCGAAGACGACTACGTAAGAAGGTGACAGGGATTAGATTCCGCGGGATTCTGCCAGCGTTTACCGCGATAGGCCTCATGACTGTGGCGACTACTGCGGCACCGTCTGTGCTGGCCTGTTGCGACCCCGGACCTGAGCCGATGCCGTCGTCGACGCAGCAGCAATTTTTCGAAGAGATGCGATCCGCTGGCGTTACACCTCGGAGCGGCCGGGACTACAGCATGCTTGGCGCGGGAATGCTTCTGTGCCAGTACACCTGGTTCGGGAGTCTCTCTCCGGGGCACATGGAAGCGCTGCAACGCGTGATCGCATATCGGGACTTCAACGAAATACAGGCCATCGCACAGAGGAATCTCTGCCCGAACGGCTTCGACGGAACCGTTTAAACGCTTGCGCGGTGCCGGTGGCGTGCCGACCGGTGCGGACGGAGGTATGAGCCGAGACATGACAGAAGCGGTACCTTCCTAGTTCGTGCACACTCGTCGGCGTGCGGTGATAACCCGCTTCTGATGCGGACCCGTTCGACTTCACCGGCAGATAGCGCCAAAGTAGCCTCGTGCCTACCTGTGGTCAAGGCTGGCGCGGCGTGTCGCGCGTCTGTCATATGGCCGGTAAAGCGGTGTCTCGCAACGGAATTTGATTGCGCTTGAAGTTGATCGGGATCGCGCTACTGCGTCGGTTCGTGAATGCGTTTAGGACCTTCTGTATCGGTTCTAACCCACCGATAGCCTGATGCATCTTCAAAGACGATCCTCAAGTGGACTCGGTAATCGGCCCTGGTGGTGTCGATCGCTATCGCTGCGAAGCGTGACGGACCGAGCTGTGATGGCCACTCATCTGTCAACTGCGTTTGAACAGCATGATTTACCTGGGCCTGCATCATCCCGCTGTTGATCTGCTCACCCAGTTGGGCGCTGGCTTGCTCAAAAGATGCGTTGATTGCTCTCATCTCGTCCGAGTCTTGAATGAGCGACAGAGCACCGTTTCGCATCTGTTCGATGAACTCCATATACCGGGCGGTTAGCGCATCGATTGCCGCGTTGAACTCCGGCATGATCGTCGCGATCATCGTTTCGCCGAGTGTCTGCCGGTTAGCTAGTCGATACCCGTGCGAGACGTCGTTGCCATTGGTATCAACGATGACGATGTCGATCTTGATGATCGATATCGCGTCGGGGCTCCAGTTATCGACCCGCACGTTCCACAGCGTTGGTTTGAACACGTTTCCTGAAAATATCTGGGGAACCACGCGGCGAGCCTGAGCGGCGAGCCGGTCGTCTTCGGCCTGGCGGAATGCCGCAAGCTGCGCTTCGTGTCGCTCTCTGTCGATCTGCGCGTCCTTGGCCCGCTGGTCACGGTCGTCTCGACCTTGGTACCACTGGTAACCGAATGCGATGAGCGCAATGAGAACGCCAAGTGCGCCCAGCGCCTGGCCGACTGCCTCCGCGATCTGTAGCCATGCTGGAACGGCGTCCGAACCGCCGCCGACGAAGATGTTCATTGCGGAGAACGCTATCTCAGCAACCGGACAGTTAGGACGATCACGGAAGCGCCCTCGTCAAACGCTTCCGGGAAGTGTCATCGCCAAAGAGATGCGCAAACGCCCTCGATCAGCGTGTTCGCTTTCTCTTTTCAAAGCGTTCAGGCATCGGTTCCTTACCGCTCCCAACTGGACCACTCGTAGCGACTGCACCTCGACTGAGACCAGTTCGGTCGATGGGTGCCTCCGAATCGATCTTGAGCGAACGCCACAATCCAGGGGGGATCGGCTTCGTTTCACCTGGCAAAGTGAGATTGCCATCGGAGTCAAGCTGCATAGTCGTCGCCCGTCTTCTTCGGCGGCGTTCCCCTTGCCATTCGCACTTCATAACCCATATCGGAAGCCTAATCCGTGTCCGCCGCCTTGGTAGTGCCGATCTGCGAGACAATTTGGGGATGCCTCAACGCGACAGAATCGTCACGCGGGCCGAACCCTGTATGCAATGCGGGAAGCCCGTGCGCCAAACTGTCCGGTCTTGGACCGACGCCAGCGGCCAGGTGGTCAAAGAGTCGCCGATCACCACGGAGTGCACCGGTGATTGCCTTGGTGATGTGTAGTGGCTAAGCAGACACAACAGCGACCGACGTGCATGTTCTGCGGCAGCAACGCGCCAATGACCCGCGAGCACATCTTCAGATCGTCATGGAAAAAGACGATAGAAACCAATGAACACGTGACGATGTTGCCCGGTGTCGAACGCAAGTTCCGGAAGTACAGCTACGAAGACGGGTCCATGGTCCGGGACAAATCCGAAGACCTGTTCTCGGTAATCGTCAAACGCGTATGCGAGAAGTGTAACAACGAATGGATGAACGACTTAGATTCCATCGTCGAGCCGTGGGTTCTCAACCCCGATGACGATGAGAATCGTTGCGCTCCGAAGGATTTCCGAAGATGGTCGATCAAGGTCGCACTCCTGCGAGAGCACTACGACAATCCATTCCTGGTGGACTGTGCCGATCCGCCGAAGATTTTCACCGGTGAAGATATACCCGAATGGCATGTCTACATCGGTCACACCGAAATACCAGAGCACCGGCACGCTCTGTGCGGTATCGGACCCGTGTTGATGGGTGCACCGGGAGGCAAAGCGTTCGGAATCACGCAAGTGTCATGGACACTCGGACGCAGTCTGGTGACGGCGCTACGGGTTCACGGCACCGACGAGATATCGACCAACTGTTTCAAGAATTTCCGGCAATACAACGGCGTTCGAAGAGGTGTAGTCCGCGAAGTCAGGTCAAGCGACACCGAAATGCCAACAGTGCGCCTGCTGCCAGCCCTGCCCGAGCCTGCGATCCAAGAACTCGTCTGGCTCTACACACCGCATCCGGTTTCGCCCTTTGCCGACGAAGTACGCCAAGCCACCGTGTACGCACGCGAACTCGCGAAAGAACTCGGAATCGAATGGCGCGAGAGTTAGAACCCGCATGAGTCTCGACCCATCTGTATCCCTGAACGTCTGTGAGAACGCACTGCGGGAGCTCATACGGCACACGTTCGGCGAGGCCTGGGGTGTGAACTGGATTGAACGCGTGACGACACCCGAACAGCGGTCAGCATGGGCGGATCGCGCGGCCGTAGACCAAGCGCACACACGCAAAGGCGTCGCGCAGGTGCCCGCGCAGGATCACCTGGATTTCAGCCACTTTTACGAGTTGCTCGGCCTCGCCGATAAGCATTGGGACAAGCTCGCGGCGGCGCTCGGTAAGAAGGCAATCACGCTCGCTCTACTCAAACGGTTCGAAGACTTGCGTGACCGCGTTGCGCATGGTCGAACGCTTCTAGCATTTGAACAGGAACTAATGTCCGGAATCGCTGGGCAGATTCGAAATCAGGTAACTATCTACATGAGCACACAAGACCCTCACGGGGAGTACTACCCCCGAATCGACTCCATTACTGATGAATTCGGCCACCAGATTCTCGGTGGACCCCCGGCGAGCGCGGATGGCGAACTGCTAGCGGGATACCAAACCAAGACGGTCTTGAAGCCCGGTCAGGTCGTTCGCTTTCGTTGTCGTGGGACCGATCCGCAGGACCGCAACCTGGTGTGGCGTCTGACCGCAGGCCATGGCCAACGAGAGGAGATCACGGCGGCAAGCGCCGACGAGGTGGTACTCACTTGGACCGTCAATGAATCGGACGTGCGCGCATCGATACCGGCCGAAATTTATTTGACTTCTGACGGCAAATATCATCGTTGCGCTGGCTTCGACCAACGTGCGTTCTTTATGTATAGCGTTGCGCCACCCGATAATTGAGCTGTTAATCGCTCACGCTTCAGCGTCGATGTCATTGTCGGGCGGGGTTCAAGGTACCCGCACCAACGGTCACAGCGGCTGGTCGCCGGTCGCGGACCCGCCGACGTGACGCCATGGGGCGGTGGGCGGGTGAACGGACGCCACGGAGACGGCTGTAGCGCATTTGGCGTCTCAGGGCGGCTGTAGCAGTCGGTCATGGATTTGGCCTGGCTCATTCCACAACGGTTGGCGGGACTCAGAACGATGACGGAATGCGGCGCCCGGCTGCCACGCCGACGTAGTACTCCGCGCCGTGCTTGCGGCTGCGGACCTTCACGCCAGCCGAAACGCCGTAGTACTCACGTCCCGGTCCGACACGCCCCAGCCGCACCGTCGAACCCGCCGATCCGCTCACATAGCGGGGACGCTTACGGTTGATCTTCTTACCGGCCCGCTTCACACGCGACCGGCCCGTAGACGCGAACCGGCCTTTAGAATCGCGCTTGTAATTGCGTTTGGCTGCCATGACGGGATCGCCTCTCTAGCGCCTCTTACGCTGGCGTGCAGTCGATTTCGCGCCAGAGCAGGTGAACCCAGCCTCGGCGTGCAGCTGCTGCGCGACATCCGGCAGGTTGGATTGGGCTGGCGCCAAAGTGCGGCCGACCTTTGTCGGGCATCGCGACGTGGCCAACGCGGCCGGCTTGTTCTGGGACGCGGTCACCGAGGGCACTGCGCACCGCGGTCAGGTTGAACTATCGAAGGCGGTGTTGTCGGCGAAGCAGCGTCCGATGTTGGGTGGGCAGGCGTTCGGTTGGGATCGCAAGGCGCCCGGTTTCTCGGTGCTGATCGCGGCGTCGTTGGCGCTTTGGGGTGTGGACTGTGAGCGGCCTGCCCGGCCGCGGCGCAGCGGGGCGGGGAGGCAAGCCATTGTTTCTGACAGGGAGCGCCTGCGCCAGGAAGGTTTTCCCTCCATGCGTGTTCGAGCCTTTTTCGGAACGTTTGATGTTGTGCGTCAACAATTTTCGCGCGTGTTAGCTCATGGTGTGCTGCGGGCGGATCATGTTAATGTCTGCAACGCATCGGGAGTTGGCGGAGCCCTTGTCGGCGGTGTCCGCCGCTCGAAAACTGGCCAACCGAACTAAGAACCGCATCTCGGCTGAGTGGCGGAGGGGCATCGCGCGAGAGGACTTAGCCGTCACTGACTCCCAGAACTCCGACATGATCAAGTCGATCACGTCGATTCCGGCCCGGCCCGTCGGACTCTCTTAGATCAGTTGTAAGTAGGTACGTTTCGTAGATTCCCGATGGCCCAAATCGTCATGTCGTGGGATCACGAGGTCGAACTAGCCACCGCAACGGCGCAATTTGACCACGCGCCATTAAGTCCGCCCGTACAGTATGAAGATGTCCACGGATGCGGGCATGCCTAATGGGCGGGGGCAGCGGTCAATGTGGCGTCAGAAGCTGGCAGCAGGAGTCGGAGCGGTTCTACTCGCTTTCGGCACCTACGTCTTGGGAGTCATGGAGGGCAGTACTGGCGACATCGGCGAGAGAGCCGATGATTGCAACACTTCACTAAATGATTATCAAGCGGGCCTCGGCTTTGCGCGAACTAAGATGGCCAAACTCTCCGACCCCGGAATAACGCCTGCCGATCTCACGACGATCACGCTTGAGATCGAGCAGCAGTGGAGTAGACCGCACGACGAAGTCCTGAATATATGTCCGTTATACAAGGGAAGTTTCGTGAATTGGGAAATCGCTCGTACTTGGGCTGATACCAGTCAGCAGCTTGCGTCAGAGTGCTTCAAGGGGAGGTCGTGCAGTCCTGACCGTGTCAACGAGTTGGCTGATGCCTCACGAGAAGCCACCGTGGCCCTGCAGAATGACGTCAACCGGGTCGATGGGTGGAGCTTGAAGGACAGGATTGGTTACGCCCTTCAGCACCTGTGGTGACCAGTACAGCCTTGTCCGCACGGCACACGGAGTGGCCCCAGTCGCGTTCGTGGGAAGGCGGCGCGGTGCAGAACTTTCACGAACTCTGGGCGAGTCCTACCGAACGAGTCGCAAGCAGCCACAGACGGCGAAAAAGTGGAGATTAGCGGTCCGGAAGCGTCCCGCCGCCGCGCGTGAGTCGATACCACTCCCGGTGACGACCGCACTTCGCTTCCCAACAGGACGGACCTCGTCTCTCTTCGACTGGTCCCTTCGGTATGACCTGGTAATACGCGGACTCGCCACATTCCGGGCGGTCGTTAGCGGTGTGCTCCCCATAGCTCATAGCTCATAGTTCGCAGGGTAGGCCGACGGAACCAGTCCATCGGAGCAGTTACCTGTACACGGGCAGCACAACAGCCAATGCGTTGACTCCGTAGGTACGCACACCGGCACGAGCGCCGAATGTGCGTCGGATTAGGACGAAATCACGCCTGCAAAGGCTGAATAGGTCGGTATTCCCTGTTCAGGGGCTTTCACGTGACTTCTTCGCAATCAAATGGGAACAAACCTGGGGTAGCCCAAACCGACGCAGATGGGCATACTGAATCTTGTATAGTCCCGCGCATGGGGAGAGTCGGGGAGTGAAGGAGATCCGATGGGTAGGACGATCGCTAGATGATCTCCGCTCGTTCCCGCAGGGAGCTCGAGAAGATTTGGGCTATCAGCTGTGGGAAGTACAGAACGGCCGGACCCCGATTGGGTCCAAATCCATGTCTGATGTCGGCCGCGGGTGTCGTGAGCTTTGCGTAGCTAGCGACGGTTCCTGGTTCCGAGTGTTCTACGTCGCCTCGATAGGCGAGTACGTCTGGGTACTCCACAGTTTCCAGAAGAAGACGAACACCACAGCCCAGCCCGATATCGAGGTTGGGAAGAAGCGTTATAAGGCAGTAGAAGAGGGGTGAGTATCTAATGATCGAAAACGACGAAGAAGTGCAGACTGTCTCGTCCGCGTATGGAAGCGTGTGGGATGCGATCGCAGATACGCCGGCAGAGTCCGAGAACCTCAAAGTTCGGTCCGCGCTCATGTCCGCGATCCGAGACAAGATCGATGAGTTCGGATGGTCACAGACGGTCGCGGCCCGCAATATGCGCATCACGCAGCCGCGGGTGTCAGATTTAGTTAACGGGAAGATCAGCCGATTCTCCGTCGACGCGTTAATCAACTTGGGCGCGATCGTAGGTGTCCACATGTACATCGACCAGAATCACGACAACGAGGACGAGGCGGTCGCCCTCTAAGCCCCTGATTCGGCCCGCCACCAGGAGAGCAGGTGGCGGGCCGAAACGGTGAGCAGCTTGAGCCTAAGCCCGCTTCCGCGAACGCACCAAGTTCAGATCAGCTGGCGGATGCTCACGTGCCTGCTTACGTTCCACGCCGCGCGCAGCACGGTAGCCATAGTGACCATCTCACCGGCAGTGAGGTCTTCGTAGTCCAGCTTTTCGCCGTCAAGATGTGTGCGACTTCTCTGGCGGCGGGTCCGTGAAGGATCGATGCGAGACCGTCGAAGTTCGCAGTCATCGCGGGCCCGCCAACCGGTCAAGATTATCCGCTGCCGCGGCGAGCGCAGTAGCGAGCTTGCGCGCCACGTCGTTCGTGAGCATGTCCTCCCACGAGACACCTTGTAACCGAATGCAGCGTTCCTCCACCGTGCAGTCGAGCAGTTGGGTGCCGTCGATGGAGACAGTGGCTGGGTGGTTCTCCCGCGTGTAGCGGATCTCGGGTATTTCGCGGATGGGGCCGGGAGAAGCAGCGGAACTGTTCGGGCTTGCCAACGTCGGCCCATTCCGTGACTTCGGTTGCGCCGAGCGGCCAGGGCACAGCAGCGGTGGTGGTGGTTATATTGGTCGCTCCAATTCGTTTTGGAGCCACGCGGGAAACCCGCTAAATGTGCGTATCTTGCGCGGGTACGCATCTGCACTGGTCAGGTGGTGCCCCCGGCAGGATTCGAAACTGCCGACGCGCTCGCAGCTAACACGCTGCCGACCAGGTAAAACGGTTGTGGCACAGTCAATTACACCTCTAACACAGTGATCACCGATTCACACCGTTTCACATGGTTTCATACGACTTGGGGGTAAGTTGGGGGTAGACTGTGGCAACACCACAGGTCAGTTGCATTATCCGCAGGAAATTGTTCAGTAGAAACCCAGAGAAAATTTGTTTGCTTTCGCCGAAGTGAACTGTACAGGCTGAATGGAATCGCACGATGAGCCGTAACGAGTGGGGCAAGATCAAGAAGCAGCCCACAAAGACGCCGAGCTTCCAAGCCAGCTATATGGGCGTTGACGGTAGACGCCACTACGCACCGCACACGTTCGCGTCCAAGACATTCGCTCAAGGATGGTTGGCGCAAGAGCGTGCCTACAAGGAACGCTGCACGCTATCGGGTGAGCGGTGGAAATCGCCGGGGGAGCGCGCCATTCAAAAGCAGGCCGAATCGCTCAAAATGTCGGACTACGGAAAGAGCGTCATCGATCAGCGTAAGTTGGGCGACCGCACACGGATCGAGTATGAGTCGAAATGGTCTGCGCTGATTGAGCCGAAGCTAGGCAAGCTCGCCGTGCGAGACCTCACACCAAACGCTGTGCGCGCATGGTTCGCCGCGCTGGACCCGTCGAAAGTAACGCGGAACGGACACGCGTACGGAATCTTGAGCATGATCTGCAATACCGCCGTTCGCGATGGGCTGCTGGATCGAAACCCGTGCGACGTCCGCGGTGCAACGAATCCAAAGACGAAGCGAAAATCAAAGATTCCCACCACGGTCGAGCTGCACGCCATCGCCGACAAACTCGGCGCTGATCCGCGTTACGAAAGATTCAAGGCCCTTGTGCTGCTGGCGGGATGGTGCGGCATGCGATTCGGTGAAGTCTCCGAACTACGGCGCAAAGACTTCGACCGCGATTGCACGACAGTCACCATCACGCGCGCGGTGACGCATCGCCGTGGGGACGACGGGAAATGGTGTCGGATCGGGTCAACCAAGAGCGACGAGACCGAACGTGTCGTGACGATCCCCCCGCATATTCGCGAGGACGTGAAGACGCATCTGAGGCGCTACGTCGGTAAGAGTCCTGATGCGCTGCTGTTTGAACCCGCCAGGGGAGGGTGTCACTTGAACGACCGAGTATTCAACAAAGACGTTTTCCAGAAGGCAGCCCAAGACGTTGGACGCGAGGACTTGTCGGCCCACGACTTGCGCCGCTTCGCTGGAACGAAAAACGCTGCGGTGGGAACGCTGGCGGAAAACATGGTGCGTCTTGGCCACAAAACTGTCGACGCCGCTATGCGCTATCAACAGGCCCAGGATGGTGCCGACGCAAAAATCGCGGCAGGCTTGTCCACCAACGCTTTGGCCGAGCTGGCGGCAGTTCAGTTTGAGTCGGCGGCATCGGCTTAGCGGTTTTCTCGCTGGCTTGAGACTTTTCGCGCACCAGGGTGCCCCCGCTGGGCGACGCGGGGATAGCTTCAAGAACGTCGGAGACCCGCCCGTCACCGCGCTGTCGGCTACGACACGCAGCACCGAAGGAACGCACCAACGTCTTCAACTGCTGTAAGTCATTGATCTGCGCAATGATTCCGCCCGTCGAGAGGCCGAGGTCGCTCATAGTCGGAACGCCGGCCTTTGTCTTGATTTTGTATGCGGTATCGGGAACCCGTTCTGATGTGTCCGCGACCTCCCAGCCGATCGACCAGTCTGCGTGCGCGATGTCGTTGCGGTAGCTGACGTGTGCATTAACCGATTTCCGGAGCGCGTTCTTGACAGCGATCTCTGCCTCGTCAAGCTCGCCCACCAATGTCGATAATCCGAAGAATGAATCGACTATCGGGTTAGCCGTCATTGTGGCGAACAGGACGTCGAGTAGAGGACTCCCGAGCGGATACCGCTCATCGGGTGGTGCGAGATAGTCCGTGATCGCCTGGCGCATCGTGTGCATCAGGCCCGAAAACACGTCGATGTACCCGCCGATTACGCGGTGGAGTTCTTTCACCTCCGGTCTCTCGTGGTAGCCCATCTTCTGAGCTGCCGCTTGCACGGCAGGCCAATCAGGGCTTCGCGTCAGGTGGTCGATAAGTGCGTGCCGTTGGTCCTCTTCGGACATCGAAGGGTCCTCGCGGTAACCCTTCAACATCGCCGGGATCGCGGCGGCGATGCCCTTGATGCCTTCGATGCCATTGGTGCCATCCGTGGATGGCTCATCGTCACTGCCGCTCACAGCGTCCCAGGGTATGCGGGTACAAAAGCCAGCGCCCGCATTCCGAGCAACACTTCGCGCGCATTACCGCATTCTTTGCCGTGTTCGGCGTTCTAGTGGCACGAACGTTCCGGCGTGGCGGTTCGCCGGTGGCCGGGTCGGTCGATAGCGTTCGACGCGTGGACTGGTCGAGTGACTGGGTGGTGCCTCTGTCTGTGGCAATCGTCGCCGCAGCGGCGACCCTGATCGCGGCCTATATCGGCTACCTCAAGGAACGGCGAGATCAACGAGCGCAGATCCTTCACGATCTCAACATTGCCGAGAAGCTGCCAGAGGGTTCGCGGGCGAAAGAGATCCTGATCCACTACGCCGGTAACCGGGCGCTACTGCTCCCGCTAGAAAGCCGCATTCGCCACATCGCATTTAATGAATTGCTGGACTTCGTCTTATTTCTCGCTATCTTGGCGATAGTCTTTTCGTTCCCGACGACTGATGGAGGTTATTGGCGACCTTTCCTCGCTTTGGCGGCAGTCGTAATTATTCTTGCGATCCGTTGGGGGAGGTATCATAGCCGCGTCACTAAGCTGACACAGCAATACTTGCAAGAGCAGAATCTCTCTCCGGATATAGTCGAGTCTATAGCGGCGATGGAGTTGAGAAGCTACAGGCCCTGGCGTATTTGGAATATCTTCTCTCGCATCAAACGCTCCCCTAACCCCAGCGATGCTAAGGACTAAAATTGTCAATTTCGCTGTGGGACAAGATTGACGCATCGGTAGCGGAATACCAGACCGAGGACCTTGTACCACCCTGGCGCTCAAATAAGTCAGATAAATCGGATACACCTAATAAGTGGCGTCGGATTTCTCTTGCGGGTGATGTGGCTGGAACGGTTGTATGGGTTCTTGGTTTGACGAAACTGCTCTTCTTTGATTTCGACGTCTATCTTGCCAGCCAACTGGGCAGCCCATGGAATCATATCGTGCAATTCCGCTGGCTAGTTTTGCTGCTAGTCGTTGCGGTAATTCTAGTGGCACATAAGAAGAGCGTCTTTGTCCTGTTGTATGCGGTCTTCTTTCCACTCATCATATTGTTCTGGAAAATTCCCCGATTGCTAATGTGGTTTCGGAGCTGGAATCTTCTTTTGGCGCTTTCAACATTGTGTGTATCGGTATTTTCGCGTTTCCGCTGGAGACTCTTTATTCGCGCCGTCGAGATATTAGTGGTGGTAGTGGCACTTGCGAGTAGATCACCACATGTCGCAGCAGTTTGCGCCGTGCTGTTGTCAATTGCCCTTATTTACCACTACGCGCAGACCATCATTGGCGGAGTTCGCGCATCGAAATTCCTAGGCTACCAACAAAAGCTCGTCCGGTCCGTTACGTCGAGATCGCGGATTGAGCCTTTGCAGATAGGAGCCGAGCTTCGTAGCGATGAAGTCGAGCGGTTCAACAAGGAACAGCTAACAAAATTCACCAATAGTATTACCATAGGTGTTTTCACACTTAAAGTGATGGCCTTTTATTCCGGCCTACTTCAACAGTACCGGCGTAGCCACGCCCCAATTTTTCTCAACGCGCTTTCGTATCTGTGGCTGTTGATACAGTCGATCTTTCTTCTCGCACTTATTAATCGCTCGATCTACATCGCCGTGCCCGAGCAATACGATACGACCGTGACGCCCTCGCTCGTCGGATTTCTGTTCTACTCAGTGACCTCCCTCTATGCCAACACAATTCCTCAGATCACGGCTGTCGGTGATATCGCTTTAGGGGTGGCTTTCGCTACGGCGATTTACGGACCAATCTTTCTCGTAACGTTGGCCGCTCAATTAATCATGACCTATCGGCAGTCCAAAGACGACGCCGCATTCGGTGGTCTCATTAAGTTCGTAAAATCGCGAGAGGCTCGGCTCTCTCAGATCCTTGAGGCCGAATACGAGGTGACCCCCGACGAGGCCGTCCGACGGCTCCGGGAACTTGGGCTGGGCGCCCAACTTTTCTTCGCCTACCTCGCATCTAAGATTCCGGACGACATCGGTACTCAGGATGAGGGCGGCACTCAGGATGAGGGCGTGCCGTAGGGCTCCAAGCTCATCGAGACTTTCGAGCGGATTTCCTCACGATTTTGACCTGCTTTCGGTAGCCCTTGGTGAGCGTGCGGCCCTCGGCTCTCGCGGCCTTCGCGTTGAACGATCTGCCGGTGACCGCCGTCGTGGGGAACGCCCGCGCTCGCATGCTCGACAGCTTGGCGTGATCGGCGCTGGCTCGCGCCACGTGGCCCTTCACGATCTTGCGCTGGGTCGCAGCGGTCCTGGTCCTGCTCGCGGGGTGCGCTTGTGTCGCGGCGACGGCTCCCACGGTGACGGTCACTCCGGCGACGGTGCGGCGGCGTTTCTTGCGCCGCTCGTCCTCGGATGAAACACCCGACGCCGGGGCAAATCGACCGTGCGCGTCACGGCGGTAGGCGCGTTTCCTGCGACGACCGGCCATCGGCTACACCGCACCCCAGACACGGGCGAACGGTCGCACGCTGATCGCCACGTCAGGGTCCAGCCGTTCCAGCAACCGCAGTTGACCGACCTCGGGGTTACCCGCCACACCGAACGGTGCATGACGGCGGGCGAACAACCGGGATGCTTGGATCAACGTCGCGAGTTTGATGGTGGGCGGCACGTCAGGCCATCCCCACGTTGCGGTGACGCGCACCCCGTGCTCAGCAGCACTAGGGACGACCGGGCTACCGGAGTCGATGACTAATTGAGTCCAAACCCCGCCAGCGACAACGGCATTGACCGGTGCAGGCAGCCAAGCCAACAGTGGCGAATCATACTGCACGCCAACGATTTCGACGGTCATGGCGTCGGTGGTAGCGAAGTCGTCAACGTCGATGATCCAACGTCGCCGGTAGGTGTCATAGCGTGCGGTGAACAGCCTTGATTCCGGCGCGTCGAGTGATCCGAACTGCCGTCCGGTGATGCGATCCACCGACCGGGACGCCGCTTCAATCGCTAGGGTCAGTTCGGCGTCATCGGTGGCGACGGCATCACCCATGAAATGCGCCAACTCGGCGGCAGTCGCATACGGCGGTGCCCAACCCATGCGTTCGACCTCTCTGCTCGCGTTTACGTCGTGGCGCTGGTGTTCTCGACGTTTTCGGCGCTCTTGTCGGTCGCCGCTTCCACTTCGGCGGACTCTGCCGTTTCGTCAGCGTCAAATTCATCGCGTTCGCCAGCGCGCGCCTTGATTTCGGCGTTGACCTCGCCCAGTTCTTCGAGCAATTCAGCTTTCCTATCGGCCAGTTCGGCGATGCTGCGGTTGCTTGTGATCATGGGTCATCCTTTGCTAGTAGTCGAAGGGAATCCCAGCGGCCAAGCAGTGTGCCTCTGGGATTCCCTCCGTTTTACGAAACCTCGTTGGTCAGAACGCGATAGGCGGCGGTGTCCTGCGGAACGCCATCGGCGCGAGCCCATAGGGTGTATTCCACCTGGCCCTCGTTGGCGCGGCTGTACGGGTTGACGATCAGCGTCAAATCCTTCACGCGGCGAATCACGTAGCCGCTGCGCAGATCACCGAAAACGCCCCACTTGGCTGCCACGCCATCCTGATACGGGGGCCAAGCCTGATCGATGATGACCGGGTACCCGAGCAACGTCGTGTTGTGGGGACCGGTCGAAATGCCTTCGGCAGCGGGGTTCAGAAGTGGACGCCCGTCGTTGTCCGTCAGCCGTTCGATTGCGGCCATGGTTTGATCGTTGAACGACCACACCGCGTTGGCCCGATACGCAGGGTCCACCTGGTGAATTGCGTTGACCAAGTTGTCGTAGGTGGGCGTAGCGGTGTCGAATGTGCCAGTGAACACCGAGATACCGGTATCGATGCCGAACGGCTCAGTGGTGCCGTTGCCGGTCACCCAATCGAGCGCCTGGCGGCGTCCGATGCGCTCACCGAGCTTGCGCTCGACGAGAGCCTGAACGTCGAACGCCGAATCTTGCAGCAATTCGACTGAAACGCGAAGCGGCAAGTTACCGGCACCGGGTGCGATGTACTTGAACGCTCCGAGCACCTTTTCACCGAACACCAGATCCGCCCCGCCAGAAGTCGGCGCGGCGTTCTCCGGTGCGATCAAACCGACATTGGCGGTGTCATCGAGGGTGGGCCAGCGCAGAGGCTCCCCGCCAGAGGTCACGATTTCCTCCACGGCGCTCGCCAGACCGCCGAACGTCTTGAGCCGTTCTACGATCTTGTTTCGCATCATGTCGGGCACCAGAAACCCGCCAGCGGAATCCGGCGTGGTGCCTTGCGCGCGAAGCTCCACCAGATCGGCGTTTTCACGACCGGTGCGCATGTAGTGGTCGAACGCGCGTTCCAGCGTGTCGTCACGGCGCGCGGTGCCTACGTGCACAGCGGTTGCCAGCCCGCCGTTAACCGGCGCGGTGTACGCCTGCTGACGCGAACGGATTTCGACGGTGCGCTGTGCGTTTCGCAATTGCACTTCGAGTTGTTCGTATCGCTGTACTTCCTCGTCGGAAAGCGCGCGGCCTTCGGCGGCGTCGATGATGTCCTGTAGCGCGGCAATGATGTCTTCGACGGTCAGCGGGTCGTTGTCGTTGGCGTCGGCGTTCGCGGGTGGCGTGGGCTCGGACCCGTACAGCGGCCACGCCGCCAAGGCGCGCGTCTTGTTCTTCGCGATCAGTAGAGCGTTCGGCGTCGGTGTCGTGATCATGGTGTTTCCTTTCGAGAGGTCAGTGTGTCGATTGCGTCGGCGGGCAGCGGTGTTCATGTCAGTCGCCTTGCTTCGTTGCGGTAACGGATGCGGTGTCGCGCTCGGATGAGTTGTGAACGTCCCGATTCGGTTGGCGCGCTGGCTTGATCGAGTGAGCGCAGCATGACCGAAGTGCCGGAGTAAGCAGGGAAACACACGACCGACAAATCTCGCAGACGGCTCACGCTGGTATGGGTGCGCAACTGTCGGCCTTCGATCTGTGACCATTCGTCGCGTCCCGGTACGAATCCGAACGAGCAGGCTTTGAGGTCACCGCGCAAGGCCAGTTCGCGCACGTCGCGGCCATGGCTGGTGTCGGGTATGTCCAACTCGAATGGCAGACCCTCGGAGTCCACTGACCAACGCAGCGTGCCCGATGACTGGCGTCCTAACAGCTTGGCGGGGTCGTGTTCGTAGAGTGCTACCACGTCGGTAGACGCGTCGGCGCGGATGGCGTCAAAAGCACTGCGGTGCAACGTTTCCAGATGTCCCGGTAGCTCGGCGTACTGACCGAAAACCGCAGCATGACCGACGAGCTTATTGCCGGTGACCTCGGCGCGCAGTTCGACGCCGAACCGTGTTGCTTCCACCGTGGCGTTACTCAAGGTGCGCTCCGTTCGTGACCGGTGCTGGCAGGATCAACGGCTGTCCGAATCGCTGCAAGACGCCCAAACCGGAATCATTTGTGTCCGAATTGGTTTCGTCGTTCACAGTATCGGTGTCGTCGGGCACGGTATCCCCGCCAGGCAACGGCGGCAGATTGCGAATCTTGCGCGCTTCGTTGATCGTGAGCAATCCGGCGTCAACCTGGTCGATCAACAGACCGATTTCGGTTTCGGGATCGGGCTGCACGAACGCCGAGTAATCAAATTCGCACTTCTTACCGCCGGTCAAAAGACGGCTCAGCCGCTCTTGAATGCGTGTCGTCCACGGTTCAAGTGTGTAGCGGGCAAGGCCCCGGTTCTGTTCTTGCACGCCGGTACCCCACGACGTTTGCTTTTCGGTCTGCATGAGCAAGTGCGGCGGCACACCGTAGAACCGCGCGATTTCTTCGACCTGAAAGGCTCTGCTTTGGAGGAACTGCGCGTCTTCGGCGCTCATGCTCCACTTGTCGAACTTGAGTTTGCGGTTGATGACGGCGATGTCACCGGCGTTCGCGCCACCCTGAACGCGTTGACGCAGATCGTTTTTGATCGTCGTCGCTTCTTCTGCCGTCAAGTCTTCTTCGGGCGTGACAATGCCGCTCACCATCGCGCCGTTGCTGAACATGCGCGCTGCTGCGCGATCACCGGCTAGCGATGTGCCGAACACGTTTCGCGCGACGGCGATGGGTGAAAGGCCGGTGACGCCATCGGTTGACAGCGCGGGAATGTGGGTCAACTGCGCTGCGGTGAAAATTCGCCGGGTGCCATCGGCCAAACTCACCGCAAATAGCTTCGATCCATCGGGCTGCATGTCCACCGAGACCGCCAGCGGATGCACCGGCAACAGGCCCACGATTTGACCGGCCCCGCCGTACAGGTGGGCACAGTAGGCGTTGCCGTGCAACAGCAGATGCACAAGCACTTGCTCTTTCCACTCGAACGGCGTCGGTCCAGCAGGCCCGCCAGGGGTGTCCAGAAACGACCGTGCGCGCTCGGTGTGGCCGTCCCTGTTCGTCTCGATGGTCCGCATAGGCAGGCTGGCAATCGTCCCGGCGATCAGCGAGACGGCACGGTAGAGGGCAGCCAGGCCCAGCACGCTCGATTCACCGACCGCGACACCCGCCAGGTTGGGCGAACCGATCCCCAGAAGTTCCACGATGGCGGGGTCAGAGATAGACCACGATGCCGACCGTTGTTCGGTCGGTTCGAAGCGGGCGGTTCGTGACCACGGCCACCAGGCCATCGCAGCGGGTTTCCTGTCCTCTTTCGTGGATTGATTTTGTCGGATGGTCGAGAAATTAATTTAGCCGGCTGTTGCGTCTTTTAATTTGTCGACCCTATTTCGCTTTTTCTTTTCAGCGCGGCTCTCTCGCTTGAAAGGTGTTGTGCGCCAGAGCAGGCAGGCTCTGACGGAACATCCTGCCCTGGCGCTAATCGCCAGAATAGGTCAATATCGGAATTGAGGAAAGGGACACACCGAAATGGCGCAATCGGGAAATGCTCGCTCGAAATTCAAAGTCACTACGCCCGGTCCCTGGTGGGACTGGACCGACACCGATCCGGCAGAGCGCGCGATTCGGTTCATTCAGACGTACTGCCGTGCACCGAAGGGCCACGGCTACGGTCAGCCGTTGCGGCTGGCACCGTTTCAACAGCAGTGGATTGCCGACGTGCTTTCTCCCGGCGTGCGCCAGGGCGTGTTGCAATGCCCACGGGGTCAGGGCAAGTCAACAAAGCTCGCCGCGCTGGCTGTGTGGGCCACGTTCGACCGCAACGACACCGGAGAGCCACAGGTGCCGATCATGGCGACGACCGTGGGCCAGGCTCAACGCGCGGTGTTCGACGTGGCCGCGAAGATGGTCGCCGCTGACCCGTTGCTTGATGAGCGGTCGCTGACCTACACCGCGATTGGCAGCACGCGCATTGCAGTCGGCTACAACGGCGGCACCTGCTTTCCCATCGCCAACGATCCCGATGGATTGCAGGGCTTGGACCCGACGTTGGCGATTGTCGATGAGATCGGCTTTCAACCGCTCGAAGCATGGACGGCGATGGTTCTCGCATCCGGCAAGCGATCACGCTCGCTGGTCTGCGGCGTCGGCACGCCAGGATTGGACCGCGAACGCTCTGCGCTGTGGCACTTGCGTTCGGCCTATCTAGACGGCAGAACCCCGCCAGGGTTCAGCTTCACCGAATACAGCGCACCCGATGACTGCGATGTGCGCGACCGCAAGGCGTGGCACATCGCGTGTCCTGCGTTGGCTGCCGGTTACCAGGCCATCGACGCGCTAGAGACAGCCGTGGAAATGTCGCCAGAATCGCATTTCCGCGTGTTCCATCTGGGCCAGTGGCGCGACGGCACCGACAGTTGGCTTGGCTCTGACGGTCGCAAAGTGTGGGACGCGCTGACGGCTCGATTCGATCTGCGCGACGGAGCGCCGACGTGGGTCGGGCTCGACGTGGGATTGAAACGAGACTCAACCGCGCTGGTGATTGCGCAGCGTCGGCCAACCGGACAACTTCACACGGTCGCGAAAATCTGGATGCCACAACAGGACTCCGCAATTGATGTGTCCGACATCATGGCCTACATTCGCGAGCTTGACCGGCGATACGAATTGATCGAAGTAGCCTTCGACCCAAGGCTTTTCGAACTGCCGGCTCAGCAGTTGGCAGACGAAGGCATTCCGATGGTTGAATTCCCGCAGACCTTGGAGCGATCCACTCCGGCGTTCGGCAACCTCTATGAAGCGATCAAGCGCGGCGAGATTTCACACGACGGTGACCAGCAGTACGCACAACAGATTCTCAACGCCGTCGTGCGCAGCAACGAACGCGGCTTCACGCTTGCAAAGCAGAAGTCACGGGGCAAAATCGACGCAGCGTATGCGCTGATGATGTGTTTCGACCGGGCATCCGTGAGGCAGAAGGTCCGTTCGCCGCTGGTGGTGCTGTAGAACGTGGCTCAGCGTGCGCCACAGGGCCAGCACGGGGTCATTCTGTGCCGTGATCGGCCAAAACACGCCAGGCCAAGCCGTTTATAAGCAAAAGAGCCAGGGACCCTGCGGCTTGCAACCCCTACGGCGTCCGAACTTTTCAGCGAGCACCCTTGCTCGAATTGCATTCGCGGCAGGCCGGTTGCAGATTGCTCGGATGATGGCTGCCACCGCGTGCAAGCGGCACGATGGCGTCCCATGTTGTCGCCCACCCGGTGCACACGCCTTCGATGCGCAGAACGCAGCGCAACCCGTGTGGTTTCGGTATCGCCCGGTAGGCAGGATCGCGCCTGATGATCGTGTCGGGTCGCTTCTGTCGCGCTCGGTTCTCTCTCGTGTTGATCGCTCGTCGGTGCTCGGCACAGCGGCCTCCACGGTCGAACCGTTGCCGTGACGAAAGTCCCTGCGTTTCAGCGTAGTTCGGGCATCCCGGTTCTAGGCATGGCCTCTTGACTGGCATCGTGAACCACCTTGTGTATCAACGCTATTCGTCGTCACGGTCCACTGTGATGCGGTAGGTGTCGGTCCTGACGTACCGGCTGCCCTTGTGCTTGCCTTCGCTGCTTGATTCCGGTGTGCCCCTGGTCATCCGCTCGACGTTGGACACGTCGAGTGTGCCCCATTCCAGCGTGGGCAGGATGACCGCTGTCCCGGCTTCGTACACCCATACCTGTGGGCCGATCACCGAGACGAAGTGCTTAAACACCGCGTCAGCCAACCCGTCCACTGGTCGGGTGTCGGCCCCTGGCGCTCGGAACGCTAGTGCCACGTCGAAATCACCTACGCGGTCGTCGTAGCCGGTGGTCGTCAGCACCAACGCTGTGTCTGGCACATCGGCTCCGGCGAACAACACGGCAGGTAGGTCGGGATGATCGAGGTAGTCACCGGTTGGGCTGTATTGCGCCAGCGCGTGATCAGCGAGGTATTGACCCAACCCGGCTAGAACGTCAACGCTGTCGATGGTTTTCATTTTGCCTCTGCTCTGCGGTCGCGTTGTGCTTCTGCGGCTGCCTGCGTGCATGGATCGCACCGGCAGCCGAAGTTGTTGTAGGTACTCGCCTTTCCGTGGCGAGGGTCATCGGGTGCGATGCCTCGTTGCTTTTTGCGGCGCATGTGTTCGCGGTTTCGCGCTCGTTTCTGCTCGGCTCGCTCGCGTGCCCCCTGTGCGCGTTCTTCGCGAAGCGCAGCCGACTCGCCTGCAACTCTGTCGGTGTCGGCTAGAACACGCCGGACCAATCCACCCCAATCACTCCACGAGAACCACGGCAAACGCGAAAGCTCGGCCACCGCGTCAAGTAACTCGTCTACGGTGCGCACGCGTTCAATCCAGATTCGGAAATAGGGATTCAACGGCTTGGTGACCTCTGGCGCGCACTTGGCGTGAAGCACGGCCCATTGCGCCTTGGCCGTCACTACGGCACCGTCCACGCCTGCGCGTGTGAGTCGTCCGTGTGCGGCTGCGTCGGTCTCGCGTAGATCGACGGCAGCGAATCCGGCTCCGACACCACCGACGCGCCTGTTGCACCGCTCGCATGTCCACCAAAGCCGTCCCGCGCCAGCGTGCAGACCCCCAGCGTCTTGCTCCGGCGCTAAACGGCGCTCGCCGGGATCACTACCGCCGAGAGCCGCTGTTGATTCGTCAGAACCCGCCAGGGGTTGACTCTTGGTGTGCGTGTCAGTGCTCACGCTCATGCCTTCATCCTCTCTCCGAATTCGTGGCGTCGTGCGAATGGCGCAATGGTGTGTCGCCGGTCGAGAATTGTTTGCTGACTCGGAGTGTGTGAAGGGGTGTGAAGGGGTGAATAGGTAGTTTCCAGAATTTTTTCTCCCGGGAACCTACCAACCAACCCCTTAACACCCCTTCACACTTGACGGATAATCCCATGTGAGACAGCATTTTTCGACAGAGTCCTCTCATTGGTCCTCCGCAACGTCATTTGCCGTCTTCACCCGAATTCCGACCCATGCTTGGTATTGCTCAGGCACCGTCGAGTCAGTTAGCGGGGGACGGCTCAGCCCCGGTCGGGATTTGCGCACTGATCTTTTGACTACGCCCGCTTCGACCACGGCAGGATGTTCGATCCATCGCGGCACGAACGTCTGATCTGTCCACGGCTGGTGTTCGCGGTCTTTCAACCAACGTGAGAACAACCCAAACAGATCGGTGGTCATCATGTGGCTTCGTGAATCGAACACGATGCAATCTCGTTGAAATTCGGCCAGTACGTCGGCCTCGTCACGCCATGCCCTAGAAGCGGCGATGACTTCGGGCGGTTGTTGAGAGAATGACTCTCTGTCGTGGTACCACTGCGCTGCACCGTCAACGAGCCACGCAAGGATCGCTTCGTGCTGCTTATCGGCGCCGATTTTTATGCGGTCACGTAGGCCAGGATCACCGCTGCGATCAGTCGGCTTGTCCAAAGGCTCGCCCGGTTTCCGGTATCGAAACGGGAAGATAACCGCTGTGAGCCGTCGCCACGTTGCATGATCGGATTCATTGACGCGCGGCAGGCGATTGGTAGTGACGAACACCGAGTGCGTTGCTTCAAACGTCACGTTGTCTTTACCGCACAAACGAGCCGAAATCATCGGCGTACCAATGACCGTCTTCAATCGCTTGATGTTGAGATAGCCCAACTCGGGTAGTTCTTCCACGACGGCCAGCCGCACGCCCCGCAACGACATGAGTTCGGTGGAATGATCACCAGCACGCGCCAGCAACAGCTTTTCGGGCAGCGGCTTGGCGTAGTCTTCGCCGATGCAGGCCAAAATCCCCGTGACAATCGTGCTCTTTCCGTTTTCCCCGCCACCTTTGAGGAACGGGAGCACGTCGTCTGGCGGGGTATATCCGGTGAGCGCCTGACCAAACCGGCGTTGCAGCCAGTCGCGCGGCGCTTGCGGTAACGCCTCTAGGGCCTTGGTCCAGTCGGGATGCGTTGACCCACTGTGGTATTCGGTCGCACACAGTGTGGTCAGATACCAGTTGGGGTCATGCGGATGCAGGGTTTTGCCGCGCAGATCAATCACGCCGTTGGCGCAGTTGAGCAAGTCAGGGTGAGCGTCCCACCGGCTATCATCGACCGCTAAGTAACCGCGTGACAGGTCGAGAATTGATTTAATCCGACTGGCCCCTAGCAGCTTTGCCGTCGCGTTGACACGATCCGCTGTGATGACCTGCCGTTGATACAACGTGACTTCTTCGCGATGAAAGTCTATGACGCCTAGCCGAACTGCTTCCTTCACCACGGAATCACCGACGCGTTGCCAGCGTTTACCGGACCATTGCATCCACCCGAAACCGCCTGAGTAGCAGTAGTTTCCTCTGAGGTAGCGGTCTGCGATGTATGCGCTGATCTTGGCGTCGTAGAGTTCCGGTCGATTGCTGGTGGCGTTCGGCGGCGTTTTGCGTTTCGGCCCAATCAGTTTCGCCAGCCTTTTGAGGAACGCGGCGAACGTCGTGGTGTCGGGATACGCTGCGATCCGATCACACGCCATGTCCACAGGTGCAGCGCCGTGGGCTGCGCGGTCGTCGCACTGGCCCTTGGCCTTTCGCAAACCGTTTACTCTGCTACGCCAGACTTCGCCGCGCAGTTCATCGGCGCTGCGTTTGTCGCGCTCGATGCATACGCGTTTGAACACGGTCTCTATCTCGTTAACCGCAGCGTGCCAACCGCTGTGACCCTCACGCGCCAAGTGGTAGACGCTCATGTGCGCATCGGTGAGTTTGTCGTGCGACGTAGCCTCTTGCGCGATTGATTTGACGTGCCTGTTGACCTTTTGGCGCATGTGCGCGCACATCGTTTGGCCGTCACAGAAAGTTGCATCGGCCCACGCGTACAACTCGTCCGCCGACGAATCCATATCCATCGGGTCGTCAGACTCTTTGACGCGTCCGTGGGTCAGAAAATCGATCCACGCATCGGGCAATATCGGCAGGCTTCGCGCGTCAGGTATGACGCCGTCCCACAGGGCTCTACCGTCTTCGGTCAGCGGTGCCCCTGGCGGGAACCACCAGTAGACCTTGCCGCCTGTGTCGGGGTTGATCGACGGCCAAACCACTGCGAATCTGTGTCGCTTCTGAATGACTTCGATGTCTTTATCGACCTGGCCCCGGAAACGCAGCCCCCGAGGCACGCGGAAGTAACGGATGCCGCTACAGCCATCGATACGCGCCGAACTGGTCCACGTCGGAGGTAGTTCGCAGTTGATTTCGGACTCAATCGCCTTGAGTTGTGCGCCGCCGCTTTTCTTCTTGCCGCCCTTGAGGTAATCGTCAACGTCTATGCCGATCACTTCGTAGTCAGAATCAATGCTGCCCAGGCGAAGCGCGATATTGCCGGTGCCCTGTTGCTCGCGCCAACGCTTGACCGTGGCGGGTTCGGGCCACGGTGCCTTGATCCCCGTGTAGCCGGTCGGTGGGGCGTTCTTTTGCTTCGGTGGAAGCGGCAGCGTGCCAAACCACCCCTTGCGCCGATAAAGCAATGCGGCGGTCGCGAATGGTCGTGATGGATCGACACTAGGCTCGTCAATCGTGGTGTTGTCGGCGGTATCCATTAGACTGGACTCGTCCTTTCGCGAACCTGGCAGTTCGGGATGGTTGCCCTCGGTCTCGTCAGCCGGGGGCATTCCCGTTTGTAGGGTCTGGCGTTCCAATTTACGCCCGAATCGGACGCGGATCGCATATAACACGCCCTGCTATACCTTGGGGTGCAACGCGTTTCAATTCGATTCGTAGCGCATTTCATTAGTTTCTCGACTGCTTTAGGGTTCAGTGGAAATTTCTTCTATTCCGCCTTGGTTCTGACGCTCTCGTTTTTCGCTTTCCGTGCGCTCGCGATTGGCGCGGATGACCGACCGAAGGCTTGGCGCTTCGCGGCGGTGCGTGTGAACGCGGAAAGCACCGGGAGAGTTTTCATTCAGACGCAGCCGAGCGCCGGGTTCATCGTCACCGATCTGCCCAAAGATGACGTGCAGCGTGGCAGCGGCGACACGTTCGGCAGAGGCGCGCGCGGCTTCACCATCGACGGCCACCGCGCGGTCAATCATGTCCTGCAAACGCGCAGCTACGTCATAGAATCGCTCTCGGTCCTCATGTTGCATGTGCGCGATTTCAGCGCCAGCGGCTCCGGCTAGTTTGTTCGCGGCCTGTGCTGAAACTCCGTTGATCGTGGTCGGTTTTCTAGTCAT